CTTATCAATCGATTGATTGATAAACGATGTTCGTGAGGCTTGAAGAGCATCCAGGAGGGAGTAATTCCTCCTGAACATACGCTCAATCAGCCAACACGATACGTGGTCGGAAGCAGACGACAAGTCAATCGTCGACAGCTTACCGTCACGTGAGGCTCGGCGAGCAAGGTCTCTCGAGATCTCCTGTTTGTCGAAAGACATACACGAGCCGATTGAGACCACCTCAGTCATCTCCGTGAGATATCTGAGGATGCTTTGCTGGCACCATTGATTAGCAATAGGTTCCTTGGCGATTAGCCTTGGCCCCTTTTGCGTCTTTGGAACAGCAATCAGAACTGATCCTACCTCTGGGGTTTCAAGCCCATATGGTACATCAGGTCTGACTAGAGCATCGATCCAAGAGTTGTAGTTGGCAAAGCCAACATCAGCTAGAGGAAAGACTCGCTCGAGTCTTGCAGACCAGGTTGGAAAGAGGAACTTGTTCCCGAATCTTTCCTGGTCGGCAACTGCACCAGGTCCATGCTTACCGGGGTAGTCGAGGGCGTTGAACTCACGGAGTTCGCTGCTCGTGACGTCAGCAACAAGCTGAAGATCATAAAGCAGACGCTCAGGACAATCAGAGGGAAGGTTTTCTTCACCTAAATCACCATTCGGTTTTTCCGAGTGGTACACCACAGTATCGCTAAGCGATAACGTGGAGGCTAGGCGAGGATCAAAGTCCTCAGCAGTCCAGTCAAGACTGGCGCTGCGGACACCTCTGTCAATCTGATAGAATTCAGCAACGGCTTTCACCGTTTTTGAAACACCGCAATCCATCTTCCATTTCTTACCTGCATAAAGCAGAGTACGAAGGAAGAAGACGGCTTCGGGATCAGGTTGATCCAGCAAGCAACCATCACTACGGAAGACACGACGGTACAACCCCTGAAATAGTTTAGGGATCATATCGGCCCTTCTAGGCGACCTCGAAAGAGGAAGCCCAGATCGGATAAGGTGTCCCCTAGCGAGAGAGCGGTCAAGCTCTCCCCCTAGGGCTGGAAGATCGAGTGTAAAGACACTCAGTCCTCTAGAATCCGCACAGGAGAGGAGACGAGAATGATCTCGTTCCAACCCACGACGGTCGTCAGGGTACCGAGCGGCGCAATCTTGTAAGAGAGCGCCGTACAGGTCCTTGAGATACTCCACGCAGCTGTCACTCATCTTTATTCTCCATTGAGAGAAGGGATGATCTACGGCTGTGTGAGACCCCTACAGAAGTTTAAGGGAGGGTTAAGATTCCCACCCAAAGAGCTTCGTCAGGTTGACGTCGGTTGCCCAGAAGGTCAACGCTTCGCCAAGATCGGTAACGGCCGATTCCGTATCACTCGGATCATTCCGAATGGTAAGGGTAATCGTCCGAGTAATCCCCAGTGGCTTAGCCACCGTAGGATACACGTACTC